CCATGATTAGGGCGCTAGCTAAAAAGTATGGTTTGGCCTGGGGCGGCGATTATCGTAACCGTAAAGATGAAATGCATTTTGAAATAAACGTAAATGTGGAAAAGGCCGCTAAACTTATTACAAAGTTAGGGGTACAAAATGCCGGTTAGCGCGCAAGTTACCGTAGAAACCACAGCTACTATTATTGTGCCAGCTGCAAACGCCTACCAAACGGCTTATTTACATAATTTAGGCGGCGGTGCTATTTATTTAGGTGCATCAAACGTAACAACAAGTAACGGTTATAAATTGGATAATGGCGATAAATTGACGGTTACCGTAGGTGACTCAGAGGCTTTATATGCTGTTACTGCTAGCGGCACACAAACCGTAGCGGTACTTAGACAAAAATAGCTAAGGGGCAGAACAGGCAAAATATGACTAAAAAACAACTGGAAGCCGCCGCGTACAGCTATGGCCGGGCAGCCCTGGCTAGCGCCGCAGCTTTATACTTATCGGGCATTACAGACCCTAAAGTATTACTTAATGCTTTTATCGCTGGTTTGGTTGGGCCAGTATTAAAAGCACTACAGCCAAACGAAAAAGACTACGGCGTAGGGTCTAAGTAATGGACACAGCGCAAGCCTTACTGGCGATTAGCCTAAGTATTTGTAGTTTACTAGGCGTGGGGTTTGCGCTGGTTCGCCATTTAGTTAAATATTATTTATCAGAGCTGCGCCCGGACGGTAACGGAAACCATAACCTACGCGGGCGCGTTGAGCGCATAGAAATACGCGTAGACCGTATTTATGAAATGCTGTTAGAGGATAGATTAAGTAAATAAACGCGTGTCGCGTTGCATAATGTCGGCCCTTAGCCTCATACTGTTATTACACGCTGAGAGGGCTACTCAGTAAGGGTAGAGGTATCAGCCTTAACAAAGGGCGCAAGATGCTTATAGATATAGCTGTAATTGTATTTACGGTGTTAATGGTGGGCGCATTTATGCTAGCCGCATACCACACCGGTTATAGAGAGGGTCACGGTGACGGTTACCTACGTGGCCGTAATATTGCCAAAGCGTTAAAAGAGGCAGAACGTAAATGAGTTTTTTAGACGGTTACGAGGACGTAAACGCCCGTATTAAACGGGTACGTCAAGAATATCCCGAGCTGCGTTTAGTGGCTTATATTGAGGATATAGACCTTGTAGCGGGCTATATTTTGGTACGCGCTGAGGCCTACAAAACCTACGCAGACGATAAACCAAGCGCCGTAGATTACGCGTATGAGGTACGTACAGAGCGCGGCGTAAATGCCAATTTCTTTGTAGAAAATTGCGTAACCAGCGCTTATGGCCGCGTAATTGGATTATTAAGCCCTGGGGGTGCTGGCAGGCCCACACGTCAAGATATGGAGAAGGTCCAAAACGTAGACCCGGCGCTGAACGTAAGGGGTGCACAAGGGGCAGTACCTACGGCCGCTGAGTCAATAGCTGCGCTTAAAGCGAAATTGGGCGCTGAGGAAATGCCGGAAGCCCCTAAATGCGTACACGGTCACCGTATATTTATAGAGGGCGTATCGTCTAAAACGTCTAAAGCGTATAAAGGCTATTTATGCCCCGAGAAAACAAAGGCTAAACAATGCCCGGCAATATGGCTTAGACAATATAACGAAAAATGGCTAACACCCGAGGATTACGCCGAGGTAGTACAAGAAGCTGGGCGTAATTTAGACCCACAAACCGAGCGTGAGCCCGTACCGTTTGAGCTTATGAGCGACGCGGAAAGGGCGGCACATGGAGGCAATTAGAGTTACCCAGGCCGATTATGGCCGAGAAGCAAGGCTAGCTAATTATTTGCAAACGCGGTTACCCTGGGTATTAACACCTACGCCTAAATTTTATTTTACCGATTACCACATTAACCGTAAACACGATAACGGCCGGGAAAACTACATAGGCGATTTAGAGCTGAAATGGCTAAACACGCCGAGCGAATTGCCGGCTATTTTCTCGTATAACAAGCTGCAATTAATGATGGCTGTTCCCGTGTACACCGATACACCGGAAAGTTACCACCGGGTTTGCTTTAGATTTAGTGACGGTATTTTGCTTATACCTGCTAAAAGGCTTATGCGTGATTGTGAGCCCGTATGGCATACCAGGTGGGATACTGGGGAAACAGACCTAGTAATAAAGATAAATGCCAAAGATTACGGCACATGGTTAAGTACCGAGGTAGTGGAATAGTGGGGCTACAAACAATGCTTTATATAGAGGTTATGTGTAGACAATGCAAGGTAATAACGTTACAACTTGAGCGCGTGGTATCCGACCACCTGCCGCCTAACGTCAAATGCCTACAATGTACGCGCTGTGGGCTACTAGACATTACGTTAGTAGATACCTCAAAGGCGCGGCAGGTGCGTAATTAAGTTATCCACAAGTGGGCAAAACCTGTGGACAACACGCCCAAAGCCCGCTCAAGTTATCCACAATTTGCGTTTATCCTTGACTAATCGGGTACGCTTCCTGCGCTGCAAGCGAGCCCCGAAGGGCGATAGCTCGCTAAAGCTGCGGAAGCTAAGGCTAGGGTTATGCCTATTTCTAGGCTCGTTTACAATACAGATTACCCCAAGTTATGCAGATATAAACGCTATAGATGCTTATAAGATTTATGCTCACATAAAAGTAGGTTCATTTAAACAATTTGTTTGTTTAGAAAAATTATGGACTAAAGAGAGTAATTGGCGGCCTCAAGCTAAATCTAAAACCAGTACGGCGTACGGCATACCACAGCTACTAAAAATGAAAGAAACAAATCCTTATAAACAGATAGATTTAGGGTTAAAGTACATACAACAACACAGGCAATACAAAGGTAGCGCGTGTAAAGCCTGGGCTCACTATAAAAAGCATAGGTGGTATTAATGGCTATTGTGATTTGTAGTCATTGTGGATTTACAACAGATGAGGCTAATGTGGTGTGGTATGAAAGCCGTAACTATCAAGCCTGGTGTTTAACGTGCATAGAAACAGAGATAGAGGACGGTTTTAACAATGGCTAAAAGAGGTGACCCACGAATAAAACGGGCTTATCGTTATAAGTTTAGAAATTCCATACTTTCTCGGGATAACTTTGTGTGTTATTACTGTGGCGGTGATGCAGACCAGGTAGACCACGTAATACCGGTTAGTAAAGCGCCCGATTTAGTACTAAGCGCAGATAACGCCGTAGCTTGTTGTAAGCGCTGCAATACCCGTAAAGGTAATCGTAGTCAAGGCGTTTTTTTAGCCAAGACGGCTACCCCCCCTGTCTTTTCTGCCTGTATTTCCCCGAAAACGGACATAAACACACAAACCGGGCCTTGCCTGGGCCAACCTGCACAACCCCGCAACTAATGGCAGCCACAACAAACCAACCCGCTCGGGGGGCCGTGCAACCACGCCTACATAACGTTTTGTTACAAGGCCCTACTAGGGGTGGTGAGGTAGCAGACCTGGCAGAGCGCATAGGTCTACCGTTATTACCCTGGCAGCGCTTTGTTTTAGATGACATGCTTACCATAGATAAAAATAAAATGTTTATACGTAAGACCAACCTAGCAATTACAGCCAGGCAAAACGGTAAGACTCATTTAGCGCGTATGCGAATATTAGCGGGGTTGTTTTTATTCAATGAGCGTAACCACGTAATTATCAGCTCGGCCCGGTCTATGGCCCTAACAACTTTTAGAGAGGTGGCTAACGCTATTGAGAATAGCCCCGAGCTAAAAAAAGACCTTAAAAAGATACTGTACACAAACGGTAACGAAGCTATTATTTTAAAAAGCGGGGCTAGGTTAGACGTTAGAGCAGCTACGAGAGATAGCGCCCGAGGCGCTAGCGCAGATTTTCTATTTATAGACGAATTACGAGAAATAGACCAGGAAGCGTTTGCAGCTGCTACGCCGATAACCCGCGCTAGGCCCAATAGTCAGATATTGCTAGGCAGTAACGCCGGTGATGCTTTTAGTACAACTTTGAACGAATTACGCGAGCGCTGCCAAAGTAACCCGCCGCCGTCTTTGGGTTATTACGAATATAGCGCCCCGCCATTTTGCGCTTTAGATGACCGTAAAGCCTGGGCGGCTGCAAACCCAGCGCTAGGCATACTTATAACCGAGGAGGCGCTATTAGAGGCTTTAACCGTACAGACTACCGAGCAATTTAGGACGGAGAGTCTTAGTCAATGGATAGATAGCCTACAAAGCCCCTGGCCGTTTGGGTCTGTTGAGGATAGCAGCGATATTAATTTAAAGATGAGCCCTGGGCCGCTAACCGTGTTTGCGTTTGACGTGAGCCCTAGCCGCCGTGATGCCAGCTTAGTAATGGGCCAATTACTACCTAACGGCAAAATAGGGGTAGCAGTACTGGAAACCTACAGCTCACAAGTAGCGGTAGATGAGGTAGTAATAGCTGCCAGCATTAAAAAATGGGCAGACCTGTATTATCCGCGTTTGGTTTGTTACGACAAATACACTACGGCCAGTATTGCTCAAAGGCTACAAAATGCCGGCATACAAACCCGAGATGTATCGGGCCAAACCTTTTACCAGGCTTGCGGCGATATGTACGACGCTTTAGTTAATGACCGGCTGCGCCATAGTGGACAAGATGCGTTAATACAACAAATGGCTAATTGCGCTGCTAAACAAACGCCGGACGCATGGCGAATAGTGCGCCGTAAATCAGCTGGCCCGGTAGATATACCAATAGGCCTAGCTATGGTTATTCATATATTGGCGCAGCCTGTAGCCGAGGCTAAAGTTTACGTTTAGACACGCCCAGGCGTAACTATCTACTTATACTTGACATTTAGGCAATAATGCCCCTATGGGATTACTGCAAACTTTAGGCATACGTAAAAAAGACGTAGAAGCTCAGTTAGCACCCGCCATAATGACTCAAAATTATGGGGCGGGTGTTTATAGTTTTGGCGGTATTTATAACACTAACGGCGTACCGTTTATAGATAGATATTTAGCGCTACAAGTGCCAGCCGTATCTAGATGCCGTAACTTAATATGCGGCGTTATTGCCAGTATTGATTTAGAGTTAATTCAAAAAAGTACAGGCCGTAAATTGCAAACCCCGGTATGGCTTGAGCAGCCGGATATTAGGCAGCCACGCAGCGTAACCATTAGTTACACGGTGGATAGTTTGTTGCTATATGGCGTTGCATATTGGCGCGTTACTAGCTTGTATGAGGACGACGGCCGCCCTAGTGGTTTTGAGTGGGTAGCTAATACCCGCGTTACTGTTACCACAGACCAATATGGTGATGAAGTAGATTATTATTCAATTAATGGTATACGTGCGCCTATGTCGGGCGTAGGCTCGTTAGTTACCTTTCAAAGTTTGTTACCAGGTGTATTAGAAACCGGCGGCCGTACAATTCAAGCGGCGCTAGATATTCAAAAAGCGGCCAGCGTTGCAGCTGCTACACCTATGGCTACAGGATTTATTAAAAATAGCGGTGCAGATTTACCGGAAGCTCAAATACAAGGTTTATTAGCTAGCTGGAAGGCCGCGCGTAATTCACGTAGCACCGCTTACCTCACTAGCACCCTGGATTACCAAACAGTAGGTTACTCACCTAAAGAAATGATGTATAACGAGGCTTCACAATATTTAGCCACCGAAATAGCCCGTTTAATGAACGTACCGGCATATTACATAAGCGCCGATATGAATAACAGTATGACCTATCAAAATATTATAGACGGCCGTAAAGAATTTGTGGCTTATTCACTACAGCCATTTATTAGCGCTATTGAAAACCGTTTAAGTATGGACGATATTACCCGGCGCGGTAATCAGGTACGTTTTGCTTTAGATGAAACGTTTTTACGTGCTGATACTTTGGCACGTTTGGAAGCTATAGAAAAAATGCTAAATCTAGGCTTAATTGATTTAGAACAAGCTCAAAGCATGGAGGAATTAAGCCCTACCGGACTAACAGAAAGGCCCACAAATGCTACTAACGTTTAGCGGCAATATTGAGGCAGTAGATAACAGCGAGCGCCGCATCATTAGCGGGAAAATTGCGCCTTATGGTGAAATTGGTTATACAAGCGCTGGCCCTGTAGTTTTTGCAGAAAATTCTATAAATATACCGGACCCTAATAAAGTAAAATTGTTAATGCAGCACGACAATAGTAAACCGGTGGGGCGCATGAAAAGCGTTACAAGTAATAAAGCCGGTTTGTATGGCAGTTTTAAAGTAAGTGCTAGTACGCGCGGCCAAGATGCGATTTTATTGGCACAAGAGCAATTAATGGACGGCCTTAGCGTGGGTGTAGAAGTTGAGGACTCACGCCAGGAAAAAGATTATTTATTAGTTTTATCGGCTACTCTCAAAGAGGTGTCGCTGGTAGAAACTGCCGCTTTTGCTAGCGCGGCGGTACTTAATATTGCTGCTAATCAAAATGCAGTAGATACAAACCCACAAGAAGCCAAAGGAGATAACACGGTGGATAAAAACCCCGAGGAAATGGCGGCGGAGGCAGCTTATCTGCCGGACGGCGTTACCGTAACGCTCAACAGCGTTACTTATGAAAAAGAGGACGAAATGAAAGAGCCAGTAGAGGCAGCGCGCAAAATCATTAAGCCAAGCGTATTGAACTCTCAGCGTGTACGTACCCCTATTACAAATATGGGCGCATACACCGAGCATAAAATTAAGGCTGCACTCGGTAACGAGGATAGCAAGCTGTACGTAACTGCCGCAGATGACGATTTCTCCACAAACCCTGCATTTTCACCCACACAGTACCTAACAGAGTTTGTAACTAATACACGCTTTGGTACACCTGCTATTGATGCCTGCTCGCAAGGTACGCTTCCTGCTAGCGGCATGACTATTCAGGTGCCTAGCCTTGTAACCTCCGCTGGCGGCGGTACAGGCGTAGCCCCAGTAGTCACCGTTGAAGCCGAGGGTGGCGCTGTACAAAATACAGGCATGGTAACTGCCTATTTGAGCGGAACGGTATCCAAGTACTCAGGTATGAATACGCTCAGCGTAGAATTGCTAGAGCGCTCAGACCCGAATTTTTACGCTGAACTCACAGCTCAGCTACAAAATGCTTACCTTAAAACTATTGATACCGCAGTACTAACCGCGCTTCTCGCGGCTGGTATGAACGGTACAGCTACTACCGCAGACCTTGACGGTATCGTAGATTTCGCAGCTGAAGGCGCACAAACCATTTACACAAATACCGGTTATTTTGCGACCAATTACCTAGCAAACCCTGCACAATGGGGCGCGCTAATTTCAGCACAAGACACAACAAAGCGCCCAGTATTTACAGCGTTGCAACCAATGAACGCAGCGGGCCAGGTAGCACCTACCTCAATTCGCGGCTCGGTATTGGGTCTAGATTTGTATGTAGATAAGAATTTCTCAGCTACTACGTTTGATGACAACAGCGCAATTATCCTAGCGCCGGAAGCATTTACGGTTTATCGCAGCCCACAGGCTTACATGAGCGTAAACGTTGTATCAAATCTCCAGGTACAGGTAGCTATTTACGGTTTCATGGCAACTATTGCCAAGATGCCAAATGGCATTATTAAGTACCAAAAAGCATAATAAATAACTAATAGTCTGTTAGGGCCTTAGCCCTTTGGCCCTAACAGACCTACAAAGAAAGGTACAAAATGCCAGCTACATACGTAACCGCCGCTACTTTAAAAGCGTCATTAGGCGTAGGCACTTTGTACGATAACTACACCTGGATAGAGGACACATGCCAGGCGGCGCAAGATTTAATTAATAGTTTTTTATGGTTTGACTCTGCGCCCGTAGTGGGAACTGCATTAGTGGATAATGTAGCTACGGTCATGATAGCCAACCCTGGCCTATTCACTACAGGCCAAACCGTCACCGTAGCCGGGGCTGGCGCTACCTTTAACGGCACATACACAATTACCGGCACAGTACCTTTTAGCGCTGGCACTACTAACCTTTTACCGGCTTTTAATTTTCAGCTTAACTATTATCAATACCCACAAGGTTATAGTTTTATCCAATATGCCAAAACCGCCGCTAATCAAAACTTTAGGCGTGTAGTACCTAGTGGCACTATGACCGGTGACGATACAAAAACTACGCAATATGCCAATACACCGGCTATAAATGCCGCTGCACTTATGCTAGCTGAAAATATATGGACGAGCCGTTTCAGTACACAAAACGGCGCGGTAAGCGTAGACGGTTACAGCCCTAGCCCTTTTAAAATGTCTAATACACTTATGGCTTCAATACGCGGTTTGCTTGCACCGTATCTAGCGCCTAATTCAATGGTGGGATAATGCCAGCCGCCGCGATTACTACCCTACGTAGCACTATTGCTAGTGCTTTAGCTAATAACTCTGTGTGGAGTACTTTTAGCTACCCGCCTAGCACTATTGTAGCTAATAGCGTTGTTGTATCACCGGCAGACCCTTACATAACTCCTAGCAATAATTCATACGCAGCTATATCACCTTTAGCCAATTTCAAAATTATTATGACCGTACCTATGTTTTCTAATGAAGGTAATTTACAAGGTATAGAGGATACGATAGTAGCCGTGTTTGGAAAACTGGCAGCTAGTAACCTGGTATTTAATGTTACCGCTGTAAGCGCACCTAGCGTTTTAACTTTACCTAGCGGTGACTTATTAACAAGTGATTTACAAATTTCCGTACTAACGAGCTGGAGCTAAAACAATGGCACTAACAGACGAGGATAAAGCGTTTCTAATCAAGATAGGGCAAGAATTGCCTAAAGAGGTTAAGGAAACAAAACAAAAAAAAGAAACACAAACCGAAACACCGACACAAGAAACAGAGGTATAACCAATGGCTATTTTCCTATCTAATGGCGTAGTGGTTACGCTCAATAGCGTGGATTTATCAGACCACGTAACAAGCGCCACTATTAACCGGTCTTTTGATGAACTTGAGGTAACCGCTATGGGCGATACCGCGCACAAATTCGTTAAAGGTCTAGAGGCCAGCACGATTACACTTGATTTTCTCAATGACACCGCTACCGGTGAAGTTTTGCAAACGTTGCAAGCTGCCTGGGGTACTACCGTACCTCTCACGCTTAAGCAAACAAGCGCGGCAGTATCGGCAGCTAATCCGGAATATCAAACGACAGTACTTGTTAATAACACAACAGATATTAACGGCGCTGTAGGCGATATTTCCACACAGAGCATCACATTTACTTGTAATTCCGCTATCGTCGTAGACGTTACACCGTAATAACTAGATAAGGGGCAAAAAATGGCAAAACTCAAAATAACAAGGGCAGACGGCAGCGTAAGCGAGCATAAGATTACGCCGCGTATTGAGTACGCCTTTGAGCTGTATGCTAAAAAAGGTTTTCATAAAGCCTTTAGAGATGATGAAAAACAAAGTGATGTTTACTGGCTGGCCTGGGAGTGTTTACGCACAAGCGGTGAGGTAGTTAAATCATTTGGGGCAGATTTTTTAGAAACTTTGGCGAAAGTTGAGGTTTTAGATGATGACCCTTTGGAATAGTGGGGCGTGGTAGCTTTGGCTATCTAATCGCACAAATTGCGGTAGAAACCGGCATAGCGCCCCAGTATTTAATAGATTTAGACGAAGTTATGTTTAAAAATATTTTAAAAGTTCTAACGGATAAAGCAAAAGAGGTGCAAAATGCCAGCCGAGGTAGAAAACGCCCTAGAGCTTAGAATTGCGTTAAAAAAGTTTATGCCGGATTTAGCTAAAGAAACGCAAGACGAAATGGCTAACGCGCTACGCCCCGTAGTAGTAAGGGCTAGAGGTTTTATACCGGCAGATGCCCGGCTATTGAGCGGGTGGGTAAAAGATACGGCCAGCATAGAAAGTATCAATTACAGACCTTTTCCGACATTTAACAGTAGTGAGGCTAAACGTGGTTTGGGTTATAGAGTCACACCCTCAAGGCCTAATAAATCGGGCTTTGTATCGCTAGCCCGCATACAACAGACTAACGCCGCAGGTGCAATTTACGAAACGGCCGGCCGTTTAAATCCAAACGGCAGACCTCAAGGGCCTATGGTTTTGAATTATAAAAATGGCGCATATGGCACACAGAGAAGCAGCGGTAAACAATATTCAAAGAGCCTTAACCCTAATGCCGGTAAGCAATTTGTAGATAACTTAAATAGCACAGGGCCTTTAGTCAATGCTCGGCCTATGGGTATGAAGGGCCGCCCTAGCCGTAAACAGACCGGCCGCGCCATGTATAGAGCCTGGGCCGAGGATAACGGCGTAGCTAATGCAGCTGTAATTAAAGCTATTGAAAATTCTAAAATGCAATTTGAGCAATACATGGCGGCATAATGGCTACAGAACTACTAATAAATATAGTTAGCCAGGCTACGGGTAAAGGCTTTTTAGAGTCCGAGAAATCTGTAAAGAAATTACAGAAAAACGTAAAAAACCTGGGTAAAGCTATTGGCGTTTCTTTCGCTGTTTCTACCGTAGTTAATTTTGGTAAAGCTGCCGTAAAAGCATTTAGCGAGGACGAAAAGGCAGCTAATAGATTAGCGAGGGCAGTAGACAATTTAGGCATAGGTTTTGCTAACCCGGCTATTAGTAAATTTATATCAGATTTAGAGAAAACGTCAGCCGTAGCAGATGACATTTTAAGGCCGGCGTTTCAGAGTCTATTAACCACTACCGGCTCATTAACTAAATCACAAGAATTATTAAACAATGCCATAACGATTAGCCGAGCTAGCGGTGTGGATTTAGCTACCGTTGCAGATGATTTAGCCAAAGCATACATAGGCTCAAATAAAGGTTTAGCAAAATATAACACCGGTCTAACAAAAGCCGAAATAGAAAGTAAATCGTTTTCAGAGGTTTTAGGCGTATTGCTTAAACAAAGCGCCGGCGCAGCTGAGGATTATTTAAGTAGTACTGCTTATCAAATGGAAGTGCTAAGTATTGCCGGCGGTAACGCTAGCGAGATTATTGGCGGCGGTTTGGTAGATGCGTTTGCCATGATAGCCGGCGGCACAGAGGCCAGCGACGCGGCTAAAGGCATAGAATTAGTAGCTACGGCGGTAGCCAATTTAGCCCGAGCAGGTGGCGCAGCTGTAAGCGGTATACCGACAATATTAAAAGCATTAAAAGATATACCTAAAAATATTTTTGGCGGCTTTATCGGCGTTTCAACTGGGCTTAATGTAACCCCGCCTACAGAAACTAAGAAATTAACAACAAGCGAGAAAAAGCAAAAAGAAGCGTTAGCCAAACTAGAGCAAGCCGCTATTAATCGTGCTAAACAATTAGCAGCGCTAGCCAAAAAACAAGCCGATAGCGAAAAAGAAAAAGCCAAACAAAAACAAATACAAGCGGCGTTAGATAAGGCTGCGTTAGCCCTGGGTAAGGGTGAGGACGTATTCGACCTGGACAAAATACAAAACCAGGCCGCTATATTGGCTAATCAAGAAGCCATAGCAAAATTAGGTACAAACGCTACCGAGCAACAGAAATTACAACTAGCTAATGATGCACAGCGTTTACACGTAAAGCAATTAATGCTAGATTTAGAGGACGCTATAGCGGCCAAAGATGCAGACCGAGCTACGGAACTGGCAAAACAACTTAACGCAGAATTAGGCATACTAGGCACATTACAAGGACAAACCTATAAATTAACCGATATAAATAATATATTGGAAAAATTTAAACCTAAAGACCTTATTAATTTAGATAACTTAGATGCAGCCATTTTAAAACTTAAAGCAATTATGGCTAGTAAATTTGACTTTTTAAGCCCCATTACGCCTACTCAAGGTTATACAGATATTACAGGTTTAAGTAATGAAGTTATAGCCGCTGCCGCAGCTGGTAACCCGTCAGCTGTAGCCGCCATAGATGCTCACTCTGACGCAGTATCTATGCTCGCTGAGTCTGAGCAGGCGTTAGCAGACGTTTTATTAGCTGAAAGTGAATTAGCTTTAAGTTTGGCCGAATTAAGCCTAACAGGCGCACAGGGCACACCGTTTGGCGGTTTTCCACAACAATATCTACCGCAAGAAATCCGCATAGAAATAGTAGACAAAACAAGCGGTTTAATAGAGGTTATACAAGATGCGGTAATACAAAACAATAGATACGGCAATAGATTAAGCCCGGCTGGTTTCCTGGTTGAATAATGACGCTACCCACGCTTAACGCCGTTATTAACTTTAGTACTGGGCCAAGTTTTGCTCAAGCTATGATTTTAGATACGGGCATATTAGATACAAACGTTTTAGCCGATAGTGCGGCGGTAATTGTAGACGTATCAAACGTGGTAGATAGCGTACAAACACAGCGAGGCCGTAACCCACAGGCCGACCAATTTCAAACGGGTAGTTTAACTTTACGTATCGTAGACCAAAACGGCGATTTTAACCCGCAAAACCCTAATAGCCCTTATTTTGGTTTATTAAACCCTATGCGGAAAGTGCAGATTACAGCTACCTATAACAGCGTCACATATCCTATTTTTAGCGGATTTATTACAAGCTATAACACAACTACGCCTAAAAATGCGTTGGACGTTGTTTATACCACTATAACGGCCGTAGATGCTTTTAGACTCGCTCAAAACGCACAGATTTCTACCGTAGCTGGTACAAGTGCGGGGCAATTATCCGGGGCGCGTATAAATGACATATTGGACGAAATTAGCTGGCCCGCTTCCATGCGTGACGTAGACGCAGGACTAACCACGCTACAGGCAGACCCAGGAACGCCGAGGACGGCTTTAGCAGCTATGCAAACTGTAACCTTAAGCGAATATGGCGCGCTTTATGTAGATGCCAGCGGCTCGTTTGTATTTCAAGATAGAAACGTGACTACGGCCAGTATTGCCGGTACGCCTACGGTCTTTAATGATAACGGCACAAATATAGGTTATTTCAATGCCGTATGGCGCTTAGACGATACTTTAATTTATAACTCAGCCAGCATTACCCGCACCGGCGGTACGGCACAGACGGCTCAAGATGCGGCCAGTATTGCAAAATATTTTATACATAGCTATAACCAACAAAACCTATTAATGCAGACCGACGCGGAAGCCCTAGATTATGCCCAGGCTTACGTAGCTAGCCGTAAAGATACGTCTATACGCTGTGATGCGATAACCCTAGATTTATACACAGACAATTATAACGCCGGCATTATTGCGGCTTTAGACCTTGATTTTTTTGACCCTATAACCATTACGACTAACCAGCCAGGTAGCTCAACACTAACTAAAACTTTACAAATATTTGGGGTGGCTATGACAATTAGCCCGACTACCTGGAAAACGACATTTACCACATTAGAGCCGATAATAGACGGCTTTATATTAGACTCAGCGACATACGGGGTGTTAGACACCGGCGTATTAGCCTATTAAGGGGGAACTATGGCAGCGGGCTTAGGGTTTAAGACCTTTACCACAGGTGAGGTATTAACAGCCGCAGACGTAAACGGCTATTTGATGCAAGGTATTTTAGTTTTTGCTAGTGAGGCGGCGCGTAACTCAGCTATAACGTCACCCCAGGAAGGCCAATTTGCATTTACAAAAGATAATAACAGCCTTTGGTATTACACAGGTAGCGCATGGGTAGCTAGCGGCGCTACGGGAGATATTGAAGGCGTAACCGCTGGTGTCGGAATTACTGGAGGTGGCACAAGCGGTACGGTAACTATTACTAATGATATGGCTACCACAATTACTGCAAGTGGTGACATAGTAGTAGGCACAGGCAGCGGCACTTACGATAATTTACCTATTGGTACTACTGGACAAGTTTTAACAGCTGATACAACCGTAAGCCCGTATAAAGTTAAATGGGCCTCAGTTTCTAGTACACCTAGTTTTAAAGGTGTTTATACTTATATTGCATCAGACCAAACGTTAAATAACAATACGTCTACAGCTATTTTGTATGATACAGAGAATTTTGATACAGACGGATTTCACAGTAATACAACAAATAAAGACCGTATTACTATACCGGCAGGATTAGGCGGTTATTATTTAGTTGTTGTTGGCGCACAATGGAATAGTAATAGCTCAGGTTATCGTCAAATTACGGTTTTAAAAAATAATACAACAAATGTACTTATTTCAGATTATCCGGGTTTATCGGTTAGTAATTCATACACCGGTAAATCTGCCATTGTTAATCTTTCAGCAGGAGATTATATAAATGCTTCCGGGTATCAAAACAGCGGCGGCAGTTTAGCTTTAGGCGGCGGAGCCGTTGCTACTTTCTTTTCAGTTCAATATTTAGGAGCGTAAAAAATGCATTTATGGGAAAAAATTATTGCAGCGTATCCCGAAATTAACCCTACAGATGATTTTAAAAAATTAGGTATATTTTTAGTAGATGACTCAGACGGTAAAGGTGCGTATATTGCACAATGGGATTATGTGAAACCTATACCGGAAGGTTTGCAACTAGGGAAATAATGCTAACCAGTTATAACGGTTGGCCGGCTAGTCAAGACCCGGCAGAAATTGGCGTACAAAGTTATAACGTGCCAGGTACAAAAATTAAATTACGGTGCGCGGAAGCTGTCGCACCGTTGTTAATTGGTTTTGCCAGCGAATTTCATGCACTAATTGAGCCCATAAATGAAGGCGGCCTAGATGACTGGGGCTATGCGTTTCGTATGGTGCGTGGCAGCCAAGACCGTTTAAGCTGCCATGCCAGCGGTACGGCTATAGACCTCAACGCCACACAACACCCATTAGGCGCTATTGGCACATTTCCGGCAGACAAAGTACCCATGATTAGGGCGCTAGCTAAAAAGTATGGTTTGGCCTGGGGCGGCGATTATCGTAACCGTAAAGATGAAATGCATTTTGAAATAAACGTAAATGCGGAAAAGGCCGCTAAACTTATTACAAAGTTAGGGGTACAAAATGCCGGTTAGCGCGCAAGTTACCGTAGAAACCACAGCTACTATTATTGTGCCAGCTGCAAACGCCTACCAAACGGCTTATTTACA